CCTTCGCCTTGATGTCGACGCTGCCCATAAAATCAAGATTACTCATTGGTCATCTCCTTTGTTGGTGTTGGTGTCCAGGCCAGGCACGCCAGTTGCGGCGCCGGCCTCGTGGATGGTGGTTGCGATCTTGTGCAGGTTCGGATCAACGGCTGGGTCCAGCGCGCCGGATCGATCCTTGGCGTCATACGTCCCGTCGTTGACGGTCTGTAAGAAGCGGCGCACGTTGCCTTCTGAGTCGTTCGCGGTGCGCATCGCGAATACCTCGTCGAAGAGATACGAGATTCCTTTGCTGAGCTGCTGGCCGGGAAGTAGCGGGACGTAAAGCAGGCGGCCCTCGTCGTTGACCCGGTCCTGTTTGGCCGTGAACACGACATTGATCCCGGCGAGGTCGCGAAAAGCTCGGATGATTTTGAACATCACGTCCGCCATTTCTCCGTAAGCTCGCATGCCGTTGGCGGTCTGATCTTTTTCGTAGGCGAGGCAGACCTCCGCAATCTCGCTGAGCGAGTCGATACAGACCCATGTATAGTGCTTGCCGTCGTATTCGGGATTCATGGTTTTACGCACGAAAGAATACGCGGACTTCATGTCGGCGATCGACTTGATGACGGCCACATCGATGTCGTAATCGCGCAGGGAAAGTAGACCAGCCTCGGCGCTCAAGATGAGCGTGTGCTCGAGGTCGCCGGTGGTTGCGCACAAGCGAGTCTTACCTGCGCCGGCGGGTCCGTGAACGAGGATTTTGAGGCCGTGATTTGTCGCGGCCTCGCGAGTAGTTGTCAGTTCCATAGGGGGTCCTTTTTTTAGTTTCGAGGTCGCGCATTGTTGCCGACGCTCGGGCTGTTTGCAACAGGTGGCGACGGTTTACAATCGCCGACCGGAAGACTACGTTAGCCAACCTAACGGAATATGTAAACCACCAAAAGGAAAACGATATGAAACTGACTGGCAACGATCTAAAGCTCGCCCGCGGATCTCTCGAGGTCGCGATCGCAAAAGCTGGCGGCGTCACGGCGCTGGCCGACGGCCTTGGTATTACGCACTCGGCCGTGAGCCAGTGGAACGTGTGCCCGATCGAGCGCGCCCTTGAGGTCGAAAAGCTGAGCGGCGTCTCCCGCCACGACCTGCGCCCGGACATCTATTCACGGGAGGAATCATGAGCATTCCCGAAGCGATCACAGAACTCAAAAAGCGCGACCAGTGGGTTGCGTTCACTCGCTCGAAAGTACCTGTCGGTCCGCGAGGTGGGCACGCCTCATCAGTCGACCCCGACACTTGGGGCTCCTGCGAGGATGCGAAGTTCATCCGATCGGTCCAACAGTTGCCAGGTGTCGGATTCGTTTTCTCGCCTGACGATCCCTATGTCGGCATCGACCTCGACGACGCGATTGATCCGGTGTCTGGCTTGCTCAAACCGTGGGCGCTCGAGGTGTGCGAGTCGCTCAACAGCTACACTGAATTTAGTCCGTCTGGTATGGGGGTACATATATGGGTTCGGGGTTCGATCCCGCGAGCTGGCGCACGCAAAGACGACGGCAGAAAGATCGAGGTGTACGCACAAGGCCGCTACTTCACGATCACCGGAAAGCCGGTGCCTCGCTTCCCGACAACGATCGAAAATCGCGAGCTGGGTGCGTGGTTCGAATCACACTTTGGCGGACCTCGTCAGGTCGATGAAGTGCGCCGTGATTTCTCGCCCGGTGTCTTCGAGACCGAGGGCATTGAGGATTGGATTGAGGAGGCGCTCCGTCACATTCCCGCCGACGATTATCACGACTGGCTCAAAGTCGGCATGGCCCTGAAGTACGAATTCGGGGACCGCGGCTTTTCGTTGTGGGATTCTTGGTCGGCTTCGAGCAGAAAGTATGATGGCCCTCGCGCGACAGCCGCGAAGTGGGAAAGCTTTCAAGGCGACGGCGTGACCACTGGCTCGCTCGTGTGGCTCGCTGAGATGAACGGCTTTTCGATACCTCGAGGTCCTGTGATTCCCGAAGCATTCCGCCACGGCTGGGAGGATTGGCTCGAGCAGCAACAGGGTGTGTCGGAGTCTGCCGGTATGCGCGAGGGCCTCGAGCTTCGGCTGGTCGACGTGGCCGAACTGTACGTCGACCGCACGCCGTTTGAACCTGATCTTATCGGACCCGGCGTGCTCGGCACCGGCGATATGATGCTGCTGTTCGGCCCGCCGAAGTCGATGAAGTCGATGGTTATTATGGACATGTTCCGTAACTTCGCGATGGGCAAGGATTGGTGCGGCCTCAAACCACTGCGCCCGCTCAAGACTTTGTATGCACAGTTCGAAGTCAAGTTAGATCAGATGCGCAAGCGGGTTCAGTTGGCCGACATGACGCGCGACGAGGTGGAGGCGATGCGCGGAAACTTTATGGTCACGGACCGCTTCACGCCGATGCTCACCGCCGATTTTGTGGCGAGCTTTGCAGAGCAGGCTTTGCGAACATTCGCCGGCGACCTCGACGTGCTGATTCTCGACCCGCTCGCCAACATCTTTTCGGGCGACAACGAGAACGACAACGCTCAGATGTCAGCGTTCATCCGTCAGATTAAATACCTGCGCAACGCGATCGATCCCTCGGTCGCGATCGTGCTGGTCCACCACTCGAACAAGATCGCCAGGCAAGACAGACAGGCTGAGCCTTTCGGCAGCTTGCGCGGAGCCAGCTCGTTGCGCGGCGCCTACGATGCGGGCATGTATCTCGACCGCGAGCGCGAGGAGGTCGACGAGGTCAAGATGTGGTTCGAGCTGCGCAACGGGCCGCGCAAGCAACCGGTGATGCTTGACTTTGTTGGTGGTCGATTCGAGATGCTAAACGACGCCGAGCGCACAGAAGACCTTGTCGTGCCTTCGGGAGATGCGCCTGCCACGCCGGACACTTGGCCGCTGATTCAGCGCACGCTCGTCGAAGAGGCGACCGCCGGCCGAGTCCACACACGAACAGGATTCGCGGCGACCTTCGCGGACATGCGAGGATTCGGGTCGAGCTCGACGATCAAGCGCCACATCAAAGAGCTTTGCATCACTCATCACATCGCTGTCTTTCAGCCTGAAGCTGTAGGGGATGGAGATGTGGTTGAGCAGCTGGGCCCTCGAGCAGAGGGATATTTGACGGTCCGGGGCATGACGCTCAACCGCGGAGGCCATCTGTATGCGGTTGAACCTTCGCAAATTATGGGCGAGGGCGAAGCATGGACTGACGTCTCAGGCTGGTAGAATGGTGGTTCATTTACCTTGAACCACACCCCGTGGTTCATGAACCACCATCGCGTGAACCACCGCGTGACCCACGGTCAAGCTCCTGTAATCATTGGGGAAGTTTAATGGTTCACGGTTTTGGTGGTTCATTGCGCAAATTTTGCGTGAACCATTGAACTTGTCTAACGATTCCAACAACTTAACCGTGGTTCACGCATATTTTGCGTGAACCACGGTTAAGTTATTGAAATCATTAAAGAAAATGGTGGGTCACACCCCTACCCCACGGGGGCCTAAAGGCCCCCTTAGTGGGGTATACTACGCATCGCCCTTTTGGGCTGCTCGCACACCTGGCTCCACTAAGGTTCGTTGACCCGCGGCGCTAGCCCCAGTTGCCCGCAACAGACTTTTTGATTTACAACATCGAACAACTTCGCTATGGTTCGATCTCGATGAAGCTTCCGGTCGGTCTTGGCTGGCCGGGCAACGAGTGACAAAGTGTTGTGTCCTTTCGCTTCGCTCACCGGAAGCCGAATCGCAATCAGCCAACGAGGACCCGATGAGCGACGAACACATCACCCGGAACCCACCCTGGATTCCGTTCGAAGAGCTCGACCGACACGTCCGAAAATTCGACCCCGAAAAAGATGACCCCGGCATACCCCTCGAGGATGTGCTGAAGGTCGAACACACAGACCAGGGCGGAAGCCTCTCCGACGAGGAAGAAACCACCTGACCCCAAAGCCAGACACCCGTGAAAATCCAAACGGTTTTCGCAGATCGCCACTACGACATCCTGAAAACTCCGAAGACCGACCGACCCCCCACGAAGCACGTGGATAGGACGCCGGGCCCACGACTCGCGCGAGCCCGCTTCGACCGCGTCAGGTTTGCGGCTGTGCTCGCGGGGGTGGATATCGTGAGGCAACCAGCGTAAAAGGTCCTTTACATCTCATTCATCCGTGGTAAGGTCGCAGACAGATGATGGCTTTCACGCACGGGAGATCAAATGAAAAAAGAAAATGACCGATTCGTCATGCTCTGTACGTCGGAGCGAGGCGTATTTGCCGGAGTGCTCGAAGAGCACGACATCAACGCAAAGCGCGCCACACTCAACGAGTGTCGAATGTGCGTGTATTGGCCGTCGGCCAATCGCGGAGTGATGGGACTCGCGAGCGACGGCCCGAAATCAGGCGCAAAAATAACGCCGGCGGTTCCGAAGGCCGAAATCGAGAACGTCACCATGGTGTGCGACTGCACGCCCCGCGCGGTCAAGATGTGGAGAGCTGAACCATGGGGCTAAGCGGGCTAAGCAAAGCTGGCTACGGCACCGGATACGTCTACGGCTCCGGCACCGGCTACGGCACCGGCTACGGAGAAGGCTCCGGCAACGGCTACGGCTCCGGCTGCGTAGCCGGCTACGGAGAAGGCTCCGGCTCCGGCTACGGCTCCGGCACCGGCTCCGGCTCCGGCTACGGATCCGGCTACGTAGAAGGCTCCGGCTACGGCACCGGCTACGTAAATGTGCCGCATGAGAACCCAGTCCTCGCCTGGCACTATGCCAACCGCGATGGATCGCTCAATTACGACCTGGCTGGCGTTGAGGTCTATGAGGGGCAAACCCTCCACTGCGACCCTGAAAATGTCGCGCTGTGTTACGGCGGATTGCACGCTTCGATGACGCCTAAAGAGGCGCGCCAATACAAAGACGGCATACTGTGTCGAGTGGCTATCAGCGGACGCGTGCAGTGGGGACAGGAAAAACTTTGCGGCAGCCGCCGCGTGGTCGTCGAGGTTACGGAATGAACCTAAGCAAAGCCAACTACGGTGCCGGCTCCGGCTCCGGCTCCGGCTACGGAGAAGGCTCCGGCTACGGAGAAGGCTCCGGCTACGGAGAGGGCTACGGCACCGGCTCCGGCACCGGCTACGGCACCGGCTCCGGCTGCGGAGAAGGCTCCGGCACCGGCACCGGCACCGGCTGCGGAGAAGGCTACGGCACCGGTTCCGGCACCGGCTACGGCTCCGGTTGCGGTTACGCCTCCGCCTCCGGCTACGGCACCGGCTCCGGCTACGGCTCCGGTTGCGGTCGTGGCTCCGGCACCGGCTACGGTACCGGCACCGACTACGTAAATGTGCCGCATGAGAACCCAGTCCTCGCCTGGCACTATGCCAACCGCGATGGATCGCTCAATTACGACCTGGCTGGCGTCAAGGTCTATGAGGGGCAAATACTCAACTGCGACCCTGAAAATGTGGCGCTGTGTTACGGCGGATTGCACGCTTCGATGACACCTGCCGAGGCGCTCCAATACAACGACGGCATGCTGTGTCGAGTGGCTATCAGCGGACGCGTGCAGTGGGGACAGAAAAAGCTTTGCGGCAGCCGCCGCACCGTAATAAGTCGCGTTGGTCTACCCACCCCCCGCGATCAGCCGCAAACCTGACGCGTAAAAGGTCCTTTACATCTAACATTCATCCGTGGTAAGGTCGCCTTACTTCGTCGGGAAACAAGCCAACCCGACTCGCCAAAGGACACACGATGACTGACCGCAACGCCAACGAATTCGGAATCAACAAAGCGAGCTGCGCCCGCTGCGAAAAGCACGCGACGACATCGGCCGAGGTCGACGACCTCTTCGGAACGATGAACCGCCAGGGCGTCATCACATCCCAGCCGTGGTGCAAAGCGTGTCGCGCCGTCAACCGACGAACGCCCGCCAATGAGGTTGCCGAGTCGTTAACCTTCGGCGTGGAGATTGAATACACGAACAGCGTTCCACGTTACCGTGTGGCCCGCGAAATCAAGCAGTCCCTCGACGCTGGGGGCGCTTACACACGCCACCTTTACGGCGCCGAGTTCGAAATCCACACCGTGAATGGATGGACGACTCTCAAGGTGGTCTACGACGGAAGCGTCAGCAACGGTGGCGAGGTCGTAATGCCTCCGCTCACGCTGGCCGAGATGGACATTCTGCAGACGACCGTGCGGGCGATGCGCCGCGCCGGTTGTCAGTCGAATCCACATCAGGCAGGCATCCACGTCCACATCGGAACGCAAGACCTTGACGCTAAACAGATCAAAAACGTGGTCCGATACGGCCACCGTTGGGAAGACCACATCAAGGCCTGCGCGAACACGAATCCCAGTCGGACCCGATGGTGTCGCGATATGGTCACGGACTTCGTGGCCGCGGTCGAGGCCAAGCGCGATGCGACGCGCGAGAAAATCCGTGAAGAGTGGTACGACAAGATGCCGGGAAGCGCGTACGGTGCACGCCACCACTATCACGCCTCGCGCTACACCGGAATCAACCTTCACTCGTTGTTCTGGGACGGCGGCCACAAGACGATTGAATTCCGATACTTCAACGGGACGCTTCACGCGGGCAAGATCCGAGCATACGTCACGATGTGTGTCTACCTCGTGGCTCGAGCGGCGGCCGCCTCACAGGCGTCGTCGAAGCGCAAGAGCTTTAATCGACCGAAGGACGTGAAGAAGTTTCTGAAGTGGATTGAGATTCCGCCGACTGAAGGAAACAAGGCCGTCTTTTTCCACCTTGAAAACAACGCCCGCGCCAACGCCGGGCTTCCGCTGAATTCATGGAACTGAAAGCCAAAGGACACGAGATGAAAACCGAACTCTATTTTGCATATGGGTCGAACACGCACCCGCTTCAAATTAAGCGACGCTGTCCGAGGGCTACGCCGATCGGCGTAGCTACACTGTCCGGGTTTCGTCTCGGCTGGGTCCGCCGTCGTGGCGGCGAGTCACGCACGACGATCGTTGAAGATTCAACGGCTGAAACTCGCGGCGTGATTTACGCCGGCGTGGACCTCGATTCCATGGATCGATTCGAGGGCGAGGGCTACACGTACAAGCGGCGCCAGGCACATGTAGAGACGTCCGAGGGTTCAACCCCCGTGCATACCTATCCCGTGCATACCTATGAAGCAATCACGGGTCAGACGTGCGCTCATCCAGATAGGCTGAGCGCTGAATACGCAACGACCGTGGGCCACGGTCGAGCGCGTCACGGCCTTGAAACCCCCGGCGTCTGTCTCGTCGCGGTCTACGGCTCGCTTCGCAAGGGCTTCGAAAACCATCGGATTCTCGCCGAGCCCGCTGACTTCGCGAGATTCGTGGGGTGTACGCACGTCAACGGACTTCGGCTGGTCGACCTCGGGTCATTCCCCGGCGCGTATCGGTCTCAAGATGAGTACGCCGTCTGTGAGCTCTACGCCGTGGGCCCGAAGACTCTCGATCAGCTCGACCGCCTCGAGGGTCATCCGAAGATGTACCGGCGCGAGCTGGCGCACACGTTCTCCGGGACCCTCGTGCAAACCTACATCTACCAGTCGCGCGCCGCGAAAAACCCCACGATCCCCGGCGGCGACTGGGCGGCGTACAAGAATCGAAACCAGAATGAATTCCTGTTCTGACTTCAAAGCGGGCTGGCCCTCGCTTTGACGAGGTGCCGGCCGGGCGTCAGTGTCCTTTCGTCCGGCCGGCCCTCACCTCTTTGATTGGAGATTAAATGCGACACACATTCATCATGATTCACTTCGCAAACCACGGCCCTGATCTCGAGGTGGAAAAGTTCGCAACCTGGGCCGTCTCGTCTTCGCGCTCGGGTTACTGATGTGGATTTACACACCGAAAACATTCGATCGATTGAGTTGTTCGCCGGCGCTGGCGGAGCCTCACTCGCGCTGCAACATCTGCTCGGAATGCAAACCGTATGCTATGTTGAATGGAACGACTTCTGTCAGCGCCAGCTCCAAGCCCGTATTCGGGACGGCTTTTTGCACGACGCTCCGATCTGGGATGATGTCACGACCTTCGACCCGGTGCCTTGGCGAGGATGTGTGGACCTCGTGTCGGCGGGCTTCCCGTGTCAGCCATTCTCAAGCGCTGGCCGGCGACGCGCCGAGGGAGATCCCCGCAATCAGTGGCCCGCCACGATTGACATCATTCGCGTCGCTCAGCCCGGACTCGTCTTTCTGGAGAACGTCGCAGGCCTGCTTGTTCACGACTACTTTGGAGAGATACTCGGAGACCTGGCCGAAGCGGGGTATCATGTCGCTTGGCAAGTGTTATCGGCTTCCGACCTCGGCGCGCTACACCAGCGAAAACGGTTGTGGATCCTCGGCGTTCACCGGTCCTTTATGGCCGACACCCGCGGCCTCAGATCACCGCAACCGGGGGACGTTCTTCGACCCCTGCATTCATCGACGCGTCAAGAGCGGAGCGCAGATCACGCTGTCGATGGTCGCCCAGGGCGGACACCCCGAGTTGGTGAAGATGATTCGCGAGAACGTGATTCCGACACCCACCTCGAGCTGGGTTCACGGCATCACGTCGAAGAGCGATGTCCTGAAGATTCGCAAGATGGTCGACGAAAACAAGATCAGTTACGCGACCGGACTGGTGCTGACGTCAGGTCAGGTCCATCGAAAGGACGAGCCACCCTGGCGAGTCGACGAACACAAAGCATGGATCGAAAAGCACGGCAGGCAATACAGCGGGCAGGCCCTTGGGACGATCAACCCGAAGTGGGTCGAGTGGCTCATGGGGTGGCCGATCGGGTGGACCGACTTAAGGCCCTTGGGAACGGTTGGGTTCCGATCGTGGGTCACGCTGCATGGCTTCGATTGACGCGTGAGATTTTCAATGCGAGTATTCCGTGATGTGTACTTTACTCGGAGAATCCACGTGAAAGCTGAAGCGAAAACAGAGCAGGTCACACTCGACAAACTGACCCCTCATCCGGACAATCCTCGTGTCGGGCATATCCCGGCGATCAAAAAATCGATTCAAATCAACGGTTGGTATGGCGCGGTCATCGCCCAGAAATCCACCGGCCATGTGCTCGCCGGAAATCACCGCATTGAAGCGGCTAAGCAGCTCGAGATCGAATCTGTCCCAGTCATATGGGTCGATGTCGATGACGAGCGCGCGAAAGCCATCCTGCTCGCCGACAACAGGACCAATGACCTGGCCGTCTACGACGACGAGATCCTGTCCGAATTGCTCGACGGCCTCGACACCCTCGAGGGTACCGGCTGGTCGACGCTTGACCTCGACCGCTTGCTCGAGGAAGTCAACCCTGAGCCCGGCGACTGGAAAGATCCTGAAGACGGCCTGGCTGAAGACATAAAAAACATGGAGGACGAACATGACGAAGGCATCCAAGCGGTCCTATGTCCCGAGTGCGGACACACGATCGAACTATGATTATATCCGGTGGCTAGACAACCGCTGGGTTGCGGCCTGTGCCAAGCGAGCGAGCGACGCGCCTAGCATCATCTCAACCTTTGCCGGATGCGGAGGCTCGTCGCTGGGCTACGCGATGGCTGGCTTTAACGAGCTGATGGTGGTGGAGTGGGACGACCACGCGGTTGAAGTCTTCCGGCACAACTTTGTCAACGGGCCGATCGGTGGAGACCACGCGCCGATCGTTTATCACGGCGATATCACGACGCTGACCCACGAAACGATTCTCGAGGCGTGTGACCTAAAGCCCGGCGAGCTCGACATCTTCGACGGCTCGCCGCCGTGCCAGGGATTCTCAACCAGCGGCAAGCGCGTGATTGAGGATGACCGCAACTTTTTGTTCATGCACTTCGCTCGTCTGACCGGCGGGCTGAAGCCCAAAGCGTTCGTCATGGAGAACGTGGTCGGGATGACGCAAGGCCGGATGAAGCCGACCTTTCAAAAGGCGATCGACGTCCTCGCTGAACAGGGGTACCGGGTGGCCGTGCGGATTTTAGACGCGTCGTGGCTGGGGATTCCGCAGGCCCGAAAGCGCACGATTTTCATCGGCGTTCGAAACGATCTGAAGGTCAACCCCGCACACCTCTTCCCGAAGCCCTGGCCGTTTCGGACTACACTGCGCGACGGCATTGCAGACCTGGCCGACGAGCCCGGGCCTCACTGCGCGCCGGCGGGAAAAACGAAAGAGTTGATGAAGTACATCCGACCGGGCCGAAAGGGAACTGATGTCCTCGGTCTTCAGTCCGGCTTTGACTTGAAGCGCGAGCACTGGAATCGACCGACACGAACTTTTCTCAAGACACACTCGCCCCGGATGTATGCCGGCGTGATTCATCCGGACCGCTGGCGCAATCGCTACATGGGCATCCACGAAATCAAACGAATCGGGGCTTTCCCGGATGCGTACGAATTCGGGACCGAGGACCCCGACTGGTGGGCCGGCGAAGCGGTGCTGAATCCACGAGCGGGCGGACCCGATGGCGCCGAGAAGGACATCCGAAATACCTGGGCGCGCATCGGCAACTCGGTCCCGCCGCTGATGATGTACGAGATCGCGAGCTCGATCCGCGCCGGGCTGCTTTGAGAAGAGACCATGACTGAAATGACCGAACGCTGTTACGCGATGACCCGAAGCAATAAGCGGTGCAAGCTGGGAAGCCAGAACGATTCGTTCTTCTGTCACCGACACCAGGGGTTTGATCCCGCCGACTCGCCCGCGCTTCGACACGCCCGCTCTCAGGGGCGCTTCAAGCTCAATGACCAACTGATCGACAAGTTCGATCAGGTGCTAAGGGCAGGCAACTATGTCCAGACCGCGCTCGCGTATCTCGAGGTCAGCGAATCGTCGTTCTACCGATGGATGAAAAAAGGCCAGCAATTACGAGAGTCTGGAGAAGAGGTCACGCGCGCCGAGGACCTGCTGCAGGTCCGTCTCTGGGAGACTGTGACGCGTGCGCGCGCCGCTGCAGAAATCCAGGCCGTGACCAGCCTGAGGCAGATCGCCCAGGAAAGTGACGACGACCGGGTCCGCTCCCAGAACTGGCAGTGGTTTCTCGAGCGAGGTCATCGTTCTCGCTGGGGAAAAACCGCGATCGAGGTCGAGCACACAGGCGGGGTCAAGCTCGAGCTTGATCTTCCGACGCCCCGGGTCATCGAAGCCGAGATCATCAAAACGACCTACGACGAAGAAGACGAATGAGATCCGCGACGATCGTTGACGGCCCGGTGCTGTATCCCAAACAGTACGACGCGATCTTCGACCGGGCCCGTTTCTCGATCATCGAGGCGAGCACCAAGGCCGGCAAGACCTTCGGATGCCTGGTCTACCAGATTGATCAATGCTTTCAAAAACCCGGCGAGCATTGGTGGATCGCGCCGATCTACGCCCAGGCTCGGATCGCGTACAAGCGCGCCAAGAAGATGTTGCCGGACACCCTCTACCGGCCCAACGACTCGCGCCAAGAAATCGAGCTGATCAACGGGACAGTCTGGGCGTTCAAGTCCGCGGACAATCCGGATAGCCTCTACGGCGAGGACGTGGAGAGCGCGGTCATTGACGAGGCGTCTCGCTGCAAAGAGGAAGTCTGGGACGCAATCCGCTCCACGGTCAGCGCGACCCGCGGTCCGATCCGGGTCATCGGCAACGTCAAGGGAAAGAAGAACTGGTTTTACAAGCTCGCGCGCCGAGCGCAGGGCGGCGCGAGAAACTACTCCCACCACAAACTGACCGCGCTCGATGCGGTCGAGGGCGGCGTGTTGACCCGCGCCGAAATCGAACAGGCGAAGCGCGACCTCGCTCACCGTCCCGGCGTATTCGAACAACTGTACATGGCGGTCGCGATCGACGACGGGAGCAACCCGTTCGGTTTCTTGGCGATCGAACAGCTGGTTATTGACGCCGAGCTGTGGAGACCTCGACCCAGCGAGGTCGTGGTGTACGGAGTTGACCTGGCCAAGAGCGTAGACTGGAACGTGCTCGTGGGCCTCGACGACATCGGCGATGTTGCGTACCTTGACCGCTGGCAAGCGCCGTGGAAAAACACGGTCTCGCGCATCCGAACCCAGGTCGATGACAAGCCGTGCCTGGTCGACTCCACCGGCGTCGGAGATCCGGTGCTCGAGTACCTGCAGGAAGACGGCCGCGAGAATTTCGAGGGCTTCAAATTCTCGAGCTCGTCCAAGCAGAAACTGATGGAAGGACTGGCCCTCGATATTTCAACCGGTCACCCCGAACTCCCCGAGGGCATTGTCGCCCAGGAGCTTCGCGACTTTGAATTCACGCACACCCGGACCGGCGTTCGATACGAAGCGCCCGTAGGCCTCCACGATGACGGAGTTTGCGCGCTGGCCCTGGCTCGGGCACATTACAGACAGATCCCAAAGGCATCGGTATGGTGGTGAATATGGCGAAAGACTTTTCAGAAGACGGCGACGAGACATGGACCGGCAAGGCGGTCAGTCGACTCGATGATTTTATGAACGTGCTGAGCCGACTGGGCGACCCGGATCGCGACAGGACCTCGAGCACGAACAACGAACTTCGCGCCGAGTCTGATTTCAGCGAGCGCGAAGCCGAGATCTTCTACCGCGACAATCACTATGCCGCGAAGGCGGTCGACCTTCCCGCCGACGAGGCGACCCGCAAGGGGTTCAAGGTCACGGTGACTGGCAACGAGGACACAGGCAGCACGTTCGACGAGGACTTTCGACGGCTCAACCTCGTCCGAAAATGCAACCAGGCCGACAAGTGGAGTCGCGTCTACGGCGGCGGCGGGGTCGTTCTCGGGATAGATGACGGCAAAGATCCGAGCGAGCCGATCGACTACGAGGCGATGATGCGCGGCGAGCAAATTGCAGAGCGCGTTGCGTTCGCGTTTACGCTCGACCGCTTCGCTCTGTTTCCCGAGACTGGCCAGTTTCAGTCGGACCCGAAACTTCCCGGCTTCGGAAAGCCGAGCGTGTATCGGATCCAATTCCGCGACCAGGCGAGCTTTCAATCCGCGCAGGCTGTTCAGCTGAACGCGGATGTTCCGTTGAACGAGCGCATCGGCTTCGGAACCAAGATTCACTCGAGCCGACTCTTGCGATTCTACGGGGTCTCGCTGCCCACGAATCTCGAGAGCGACGAGGATTACTGGGGCGATTCGATCCTGCGCCGGATGCGTGAGCCGATCACCAGCCTGACGAGCTTCGAGCGAGCGATCGCGAACATTAGCCAGACGTTCGTCCAGTCGGTGTTTCGGATGCCCGGCCTTCGCGCGCTGCTGAAAAAGAAGGATGCTGCCGACACCCTGATGTCAAGATTCATGGCGATGACCATGAGCCAGTCGGTCCTCAGCATGATCGTGCTCGACGGCGATGAGAGCTACGAGAAACGAACGACGAGCGTGTCCGGGCTGGACGCCCTCTATGACCGGATCGCGCAGAGCTACGCGGCCGCAGCTGACTTTCCGATGACTCGAGCGTTCGGCCAGACCCCGGGCGGACTGGGAACCAACGACGAGTCGAGCGAGCGCAACCTCGAGAACGCGACGCGAGCTCGACAGATTGAGAAGTACGTCCCGGTGCTCGAGTACGCAGCCCGCATCCTGGCCGCGACCGCCGAGGGTCCAGACATCCCGGCTGGCGCCGAGCTGATGGTCGAGCCGAATCCACTTCGGGAGATGACCGAAGAGCAGGCGGCCACGGTAGCAAAGACCTGGGCCGAGTTCGCGGCGATCCTGGTGGACCGCTCGGTCGTCGCTCCCGAAGAGGTTCGCAAGTCGTTCTTCAGCGGCGTCGGGTTTACCGGCGATATTCAGATCGACGACGAGGATGAGCAACAGGCCAGCGAGCTGGGCGACATCACGAACTTTGACGGATCGTCAGGCGACATCCTGGCGATGATGAGCGACCGAACCTCTCCGTTGTACAACGACGACG